AATCAGATGTCGTACAGGGGTGGTTCGCAAAATATCGTCGCAAGCTGACGGAACAGAATAACGGTAACGACCCGTATCGTTATTTTGTGCCAGAAGGCAGAGATATTATAGGCGACGTGAAAGACTTGATGGACGATGGCGAAATGAGCATGGAGGCTTTGGAAGAGATGCTGTCGATGGACGCGAAGGGCGCGGGCATCGCTGGCATCCGATACCTTGATGCAAACTCGCGCCCTCTTTCAGCGCCGACATCTATCGGGCTCCCCGAAACCAACAACTACGTCGTGTTCGATGACAAACTCATCGAGATACTGCGCCGCTACGGCCTCCTTCCGCCCCTTGCTGCGGGCGGGCTGGGCCTGCTCTCGGGCGGTGAAGCGGAGGCAGGACAGTGAGAGCACCAGCCCGCCCCCGCACCGCCCCACCTCCCGTGGGCGGCTGGGATACCCGCAACGCTCTGGCAGACATGCCAGTGCAGAACGCGGTCATCCTAACCAACTGGCTCCCCTCGACCGACAAGGTGACGCTGCGCAAGGGCTACACCTCGCACGCAACCGGAATGTCGGGCGCAGTCGAGAGCCTGTTGCTCTACACCCCGACGACGGGCACGGGCGTGATGTTCGCGGCCAACGGCGGCAACATCTACGACGTTTCATCTGCCGGCGCAGTCGGTGCGGCTGTCGTATCGGGCAAGACCAACGCCCGCTGGCAGCAGACGCAAATCTCCACCTCGGGCGGCCACTTCATGCTTGCCGTGAACGGTGCCGACACGCCCCAGACCTATGACGGAACCTCGTGGGCCAACTCCACGATCACCGGCCCGACGATTGCCAACCTGATCTGGTGCAACAACCACCAGCGGCGTCTGTGGTTCGGTGAGAAGGATTCCATGACCGCCTACTATCTCGCGGTCAATTCCATATCCGGGGCGGCCACAGCGTTTCCTCTGGGCGCGATTGCGACCCTTGGCGGGTACGTCATGGCGATGGGCACATGGTCGCGCGATGGCGGGGCAGGGGCCGATGACGTGGCGGTGTTCTTGACCTCAGAGGGTGAGGCCATCGTCTATGCCGGGACGGACCCCGCTGCCGCAGCCACATGGGCGCTGGTCGGCGTGTTCCGCATTGGCAAGCCCATCGGTCGCCGGTGCGCGATCAAGGCTGGCTCCGATCTGATTATGGTCACGCAAGACGGTTTTGTTGCCGCAAGTCAGATCCTCCTGGCTGACCGCTCGCAGGCCGATGCTGTGGCGATTTCGCAGCAGATCAACAAGGCGGTCAACGACGCGGTGCGGGCCGGAGCAACCCTGTACGGCTGGCAACCCTTCCTTTATCCCAAAGGGACCATGTTGCTGTTCAACATCCCCGATAGTTCCGTTGAGGCTGAACAGTTCGTGTTCAACACGATCACACGGGCACCATGTCGGTTTACCGGCATCAACGCCGCGTGCTGGGGTCTGCTGAACGATGCGCCCTATTTCGGCGGTCAGGCGGATGGCACGGTCTACAAGTTCGACGACGGCTTTGCTGACAACGGCGCAAACATCGACGCCGACGCATTGCAGGCGTTCAACGACTTCGGTTCGCCGGGTGCCAACAAACGGTTTACGCTGGTTGAGCCGATCTTCCAGTCAAACGGTGCGCCATCCGCAGCCCTCGACGTGAATGTCGATTATCAGGTCAAAACCTCAACCGCCGTTGTATCGGCGTCTGCCGTGACCTCCGCGAAATGGGGTGTGTCAAAGTGGGGCATTGGCCTCTGGGGTTCGGCCTCGCAGGTCTATCGAGGTTGGCGGGGCATCCGGGGGATCGGCCGGACGGCTTCGTTGCGAGTGCGGATTTCCACGAATGTCAATCAGCCGTCATGGCTGGCGACGAACTGGCTCATCACTCCGGGCGGGCCGCTGTGATGGGCAATCTGTCACAGATGCTTGCGCCAGATGACGGCCCAGCCGCCCGCAGTCTGCGCCGCCAGAACGACCCGCTGTTTGGGTTCCCGATTCGGCAGCAGTTGTTCCCCGGCGAGGACGCCTATTTTAAGAGCAACCCGACCGTGGGCGGCATGGCTGCGGAAACCGGCGACATCATCCTCAACCCGTATTCGTCCCCCGACGTGAACCGCGACGCCGTGGCCCGCAACGAGGCGCTGCGCCTGTTGATGCAACAGCAGGGTGTCACCCCTGACTACAAGCTTTCACAGGAACAGCTTACATCGTTCAAAGGCACGCCCTACGCGACCGACCAAGACGCACTCAAGGCATCCATTGCCGCGCGCATCTACAGCGGCGACCCCTCCGCACAGTCAACCCCGCAGCAGCGTGAATGGCTGGCAAAGTTTCTGGGTGGGATGTGAGTGCCTAATCTCATCTTCGGCCACAGCGAACAAGTGGCCGCATGGGTGGCAGAACACATTCCAGACGTGGGCCAGGATGGCTTTTCCAGCCCCGTGACGGCGATTGGCGTTGCAACCGACCACCTGATAGCCGGGATGGTCTACCACGACTACCAGCCCAAGTTTGGCACCATGCAGTTGAGCATGGCGGCGACCTCCCCGATGTGGGCGAGGCGCGAGATCATCCATGCCCTTCTGTCGTACCCGTTCGACCAGCTTGGGTGTCAGAAAATTTGGACGGCCACGGCGCTGGAAAACGTCAAGGCGCTCAAGGTCAACGAACACGTCGGCTTCAAGCGTGAAGCCATCCTCGCACACCAATTCGGACGCAAGCGGCACGCGGTCATCATGCGCCTTCTGCGCCCCGACTACCTCAGACTGTATGGAGAATTACATGGGCAAGTCTAGCTCCCCCACGCCTCCCGATCCCAAGGCCACGGCAGCCGCGCAGGCATCGGCCAACAAGGACGCGGTGCGTGAGAGCGCGCTCGTTTCCCAAATCAATCAGGTGACGCCGTACGGCAACCTGACCTATTCGGGCTCCGTGGGCGGGCCGGATCGCACCGCGACACAGACCCTTGCGCCCGATCAGCAGACCATGCTGAACCAGTCCAACCAGGCCGGGATGCAGTTCGGCCAGATCGCCAACAACCAACTTGGGCAGGTGTCTGGTCAGCTTTCCAGCCCGTTCGACATCAACTCGTTGGGTCCGACGCCCACGGCTGATCCCCAGGCATGGCAGCGCAGTTATGACAGCATCATCCAGCGCAACCAGCCCCAGATGGACCAGCAGCGCGCCGCACTCGACACCCGCCTTGCCAACCAGGGGATCGACGTTGGTTCGGAGGCATACCGGAACTCCTACGACATCTTCAACCGGGGCCAGAACGATTTCGCCTTGGGCGCACAGGGGCAGGCCACGGGCCAGCAGCAGGCCGACTACGGGATGCAGGCCGACGCCTACCAGCAGGCCCTACAGAGCGCATTGACGGGCCGCCAGGTGCCGTTGAATGAACTCTCCGCGCTGATGTCCGGCCAGCAAGTCCAGCAGCCCAGCTACGTCAACCCCGGCCAGTACAACGTCGCCCCCGCCGGCATCATGGATGCAACCTATGCGAACTACAACGCGCAGCAGAACGCGGCGATCGCCGAGCAGCAGGGCCTCTACGGCCTGCTGGGTGCGGGCGCGCAGGCCGCAGCATACACCTACCCCGCGTGGTCCGAATGGTCCGACCGCAGGCTGAAACGCGACATCGTACGCATCGGTGAGGTTGACGGCATGGGCGTTTACACGTTCCGATATGTCTGGGACAACGTGCGTCGCATCGGCCTGATGGCTCAAGAGGTCATGCGGGTTCGGCCCCACGCGGTGTCTGAGATCAACGGATTCCTTGCCGTCAATTATGCGGAGGCGCTGGCATGACTACACTCGGCAGCAGGTACGTCCAGCTTCTACAGGGCCAGCCCGACCCCAACAACGGGACCATATACGGCGGCCTCGCGAGCGCCCTGCAGAAGGGCATGATGGGCTACGCCATGGGCCAGGACGAGAGGCTGGAGAAGGAAAAGCAGGGCCGGTTGACGCAGGCTTTGCAGATGTATTCCGGCTCGCCCGGCAACACCATCACCTGGAATCAGCAGCGCCCTGATGGCACTGGCGACCCGACCACGACCTATGGCGCGCAGGCCCCTGACCCAATGGGTGCTGCGCTCTCCCTCTCGGAGGTTTACCCCGAACTGTCGTTCAGCATGATGCAGGCCGAAATGGACCGCCAGCGCCAAGCGGAAGCGGCGAACAACGAACTGATGCAGGTGCCCAACCCCAACGGCGACGGCTCGCTCATCTTCGTTCGCAAGGGCGATGTCCAGCCGGGACAGACGGCTGAAAACGCGCCGCCATTCAATCCCGACATCCAATCTCTCATCGACGGCACCAACGAGCAGCAAGGATACTTCGGCCGTGACGGTAATTGGGTGCCGATGGGTGAAGGCCCGCGCTTTGCTCCCTCGCAGGCCCAGCCATACACTGATGCGGCCCAGGCTGCGGTTGACTTAGCGGCTGGTTTCATTACGCAGGAGCAGTACGAAGGGATTGTGAATACGCCGCCCCCCGCGACGTTTAAAGATGAAAACTCGCTGCGCGACGAATACACGAATCTGACCGAGAACTACCGCGAGGTTGCAACGGCCTATCAGAAGGTCGAGCAGGCGGCGCAAGCCGGAACCCCAGCGGGGGACATCTCGCTGGTCTTTGCCTTTATGAAGATGATTGACCCCGGCTCGACCGTCCGTGAGGGCGAAGCGGCCACGGTGGAGAACGCCCGCGCAATCCCTGATTGGATTCGCAACATATACAACCAGACCGTTGACGGCGTCACGCTCACGCCCGCGCAGAGGATGGACTTTCTCGGGCAGGCGCAGGGCATGTTCCAGGGCTACGAAGCGGGCTACCAGCAGACGCGCAGCGTTTACACTGGCCTTGCGGAGAACTACGGCCTCGACCCGAATAATGTCGTGCTGGATTACAGCTACACGCCCGAGGGCGTGCCCCCGCCCACGGTTGGAGACGTTTTCGACGGCCACAAATACATGGGCGGCGCTCCCGGCGATCCGAACAATTGGGAGAAGCAGTAATGGGCACCCTTGCGGACCGCCTCGTACAGCGCCCTGCACCGGGACCGCTCTCAAGCCGCCTGACTGCCGCACAGGCCCCGCAGGAGGCCGCAGAGGGCCCGTGGACGAAGTACCAGAACACGCCGCCCGCCGCGCCCTTGCCCGAGGGCCCGTGGACGAAGTACCAGATGAACGTGGACGATGTTCTCGACAAGGTTTCGGGTGCGCCCTCTGGCGTGCGGGAGGCCGTGGGCGCGGCGCAGACACCGAACGACAGGCTCGCCACGCTTCGGCGCTTCTATCCCGACGCGGAACCCCACGGCGTTGACAATTTCATCTTCTTTGACCCGGAAGTAGGCCGTCCGGTTCTCTACAACCCGCCGGGCTTTGATGTGGGCGACATTTCCAGCGTGGGTCGCGAACTCGCCGTAGGCACGGGCTCGGGCATTGGCGCGGGTGCAGGGTTCGTCCTGGCGTCTCCGACTGCCGCCGTGACTGGGCCTATCGGTCCGACTGGCGGAGCCATTCTCGGGTCGGGTCTTGGTGGCGGATGGGCGGGGGCGCTCTACGACATGCTGTCTGGGCCGCTCCTGGGGACGGTGGACACACGAGGCACGGGCGAGAAGGTTTTGCAGGCGGGCCTTGATGTTGTGGGCAACGCGGCTGGCGAGGGGCTTGGGCAGGCGGCTACGTCTGCGCTCCGGTCTGGCGTTTCGATGCTGCGCAATCGCTCGTTCGGTGGCGGCCTTGCCGACACGCTCCGGGGTTACGACGCTGCGGGCGTTACGCCCAACTCGGTCGGCGCACTGACCGGCAACCGCACGATGCAGTCGATTGAGCAGGGTCTTGCCAACTTCCCATCGTCCAGCGGGGTTATCGCGGACGCGGCAGAGCGACGCCTTGCCGACATCGAGCAGACAGTCACGGCGCTGGGCGGGCGCGCGCGGAGCCCCGCCACGACAGGAAGGCGCGTGGACCCTGCCGACTACCTGACGGGCGGCGAAGCGGTGAAGGCGGGCGGACAGCGGTTCATGTCCGAATTCGATGGGCGCGCGGAAACGCTCTACAAAGACCTTGGGGCGCGTTTGCCCAGCGGCCAGCCGATGCCGCTGCCCAACACCGCTGCGGCACTGACGGCCCCGGCGGACATGTTCAGCAATGCCCCTGCGTTGGGCCAAGCGCTCACCAATCCGAAGTTTGGGGAACTGGCGAATGCGCTGAACGAGGCGGGCGGGCGGCTGTCCTG